TCCACAAGTTTCAGTAGCTACTTAATAAAAAAGCTACATCGTTGAATAAATTCAATTCACATTACAGGCTCTCTTGCACTCTACTTAAAACTAATGTATAAAAAACATACTATACATTAAATTGAATATCGACGCGTATAGTCGATGGCCTAGAAACGATATTCAAATAACTAGGAGGATAATAATATGGCAAATACTACTTTTTCTGGACCGGTAAGATCACAAAATGGTTTTCAATCTATTGGCCCAGGATCAACTGTTGACTTAACTTTAGCAACTGACCTAACTGTTGCAGCTCATGCAGGAAGAGTTGTTACTATGGATCCAGCTGGAACACCAACTGCGATTACATTACCAACTATTAATGCAAGTGCAGACGGAGCAACTGCTGGAGATTCAGATCCAAATAACCCAAGTACAATTGGAACTACTTTTGAAATTTTTTTCAAAGACAATTTTACTGGATCAATTGCAACGGATGGAACAGACAAATTTGTAGGTTCAGTTATGATTGGTGTTAATGATGGTTCAAAAAAAGCTTTTGTACCTGCAGCATCAAACGACGTTGTTAATCTACTTGGAGAAGCTGGATCTGGTAATGCTACTAAAGGTGGTTTAGCAGGATCTAGAATCAAGTTTACTGCAATCGCAGACAACCAATATATGGTTGAAGGTTTGTTAATTGGTGATGGCACAATTGCTACGCCTTTTGCAGACAGTTAATAATTATTGTGGGGCTTCGGCCCCACATATAAATTTTAAGGAGATTAAACATGGCGAGTAACGGAGACATACAAGCAACAAGATCAACTGCAGCAGCAGGTTCTTCAGCTATAATTCAAGCACCTATTAGATTAAGAGGTATTATAATTTCTTCTGATGGTGGAGGAGCAGGTGTTTTAGAATTAACAACAACATCAAATACTGGAACTACTTTGTTTATTGGTGATGTTCCAACTGGAGATGTAATTAATTTTTCATTTCCTGAAGAGGGAATTTTATTTCCAAAAGGAATTTTTTGTAAAACTAAAACTAATATTGCAGCTTACACATTATTAACAGACAAATATTCAGGACCAGGTTTAACAGCGGGGTAATTAAATGGCTAATACCACTTCTGGCACTACAACGTTTGATAAAACGTTTTCGATTGATGAGATAATTGAAGAGGCTTATAATAGACTCGGTCAATTTGATATGAGTGGTTACAATTTAAAAACTGCTAGAAGATCATTAAACATAATGTTTCAGGAGTGGGGTAACCGAGGTCTTCATTTTTGGGAAGTAGCAAATACTAATGTTACTTTAGTAGATGGCCAAAATGAGTACAAAATTTTTAGATCAACATCTGATGGTAATTCTAATGGAGTAACATCTACATTGTCCTCTGCAATTACTTCTACAACGGCCACTACAGGAATTACCTTAGCGTCTATAACTAATATGCCTACTACAGGAACTATTAATGTAAATTCAGAAAATATTTCTTATACTGGATTTAGTGATTTAGAACTTACTGGAGTAACGCGTGGAGTTAATGGAACTACAGCAGCCACTCATTTAAGTGGAGCTACTGTTACTAATTTTGTAAACCAAGCTACAGAAATTTTAGAAATGTCCTATAGAAATTCTTCTAATGTAGACTCTCCTTTAGAAAAAATAAATAGATCACAATATCAAGCATTATCTAATAAAACTGCTACAGGACAACCTTCACAATATTTTGTTCAAAGATTTGTTGATCATATTTTAATAACTATTTATTTAACACCCGGTGCTAGTCAAAATAACGATGTTATAAATTTTTATTATGAAAAAAGAATTCAAGATGCAGGTGCATATACTAATGCAACAGATGTTCCTTATAGATTTGTGCCTTGCATGGTTGCAGGTTTAACTTATTATTTATCAATGAAATATGCGCAACCAAGAATACAAGAAACAAAATTAATTTATGAGGATGAATTGGCTAGAGCTCTAGAAGAAGATGGTTCTTCTGCTAGCGTTTACATTTCACCTCGAACTTATTATCCGAGTATATAATTATGGGAAATACAGCAAAAGGAAGATACGCATTATTTATTTCAGATCGATCAGGTCTAGCTTTTCCATACAGAGAAATGGTTAAAGAATGGAATGGTGCAAGAGTTCATACTTCTGAATATGAAGCTAAACAACCTCAGTTAGAACCTAAGCCTTATACTGCTGACCCACAAGGTCTATCACATCCAAGACCAGCAAGAACAGAATTTCCAACAACAGATTTTTTACCAAAAAATCCTTTTACAACAACAGCTGCATCTACTCAAGTATCTGTAAGTTTTCCTCTTAGTGGTTATAAAAATGGAGATTTTATAAGATTTTATGATGTTAAAACTCCTGTAGGTGGAGTTGCAATTTCTACATTACAACTAGAGACTACTTTAAATGGAAAAATTACTGCAACCGATACTTCAATTACT